TAGAAATCTCCATCTTAAGTATAGTACTTTCTCTGGCTTTCAGATTGACTGGGATGTTGTTTATTCCGGTCCTCTGTTGGCTACCAATCCGTTTAGCGTTAGCTTTCCGCCAGACTCTACGGGTTCAACTAATCAGTTGAACGCGGCGGGTGCAACGGCAATAGCTAATGTTAAGCCTGGTTCTCCGATCGCATCTCTTACAGCCGCTCTGATCGAGTTGCGCAATGAAGGCCTCCCACACGTTGTGGGAGCGCAGACATGGCGTGACAAGGCACTTACTGCCCGCAATGCGGGTAGTGAGTATCTTAACGTTCAGTTCGGCTATAAGCCTCTCGTTAGTGACGTCACTGACTTCGGTTATGGCGTCACCCATTCAAGTGCTATTATACAACAGTACAAGAATGGTGTCGGGAGACTTAATCGTAGGAGATACGATTTCCCCGAGACGCGTTCGCATACCACCACGCTACTAAGTACTGCTGCAAGCCCTTACCATAGGGCTTCATCAGCACTTTTTACGGGTGGTGCGACGCAGAAGGGTGCCCTGTATCGTGAACGAAGGATCGTTCAAAATAGGTGGTTTTCAGGCGCCTTTACCTATTACTTTCCGTACAAGTTTTTGTCCGGAAAGATAGGTGACGCCGTAATCCTAGCTCAACAGCTTGGATTGGAAATGACCCCAGAAGTACTCTGGCAGGTTGCCCCATGGAGCTGGGCCGTCGACTGGTTCTCGAACACTGGAGATGTTATCTCCAACTGGACGAGTTTCCATCAAGATGGTCTGGTCATGTGTTATGGGTACATGATGGAACATACCATCGTGACAGATACCTATAGCCTGATAGGCGCCGTCTTTCCAGACGGAGTTGCCTATCCTGTCCAAGACCTTATCGTCGTCACTGAGACGAAGAAAAGGCTTGGAGCAACACCATATGGGTTTGGGCTGAACATTGATTCCCTTAGTGGGTTTCAAAAGTCCATTCTAGCGGCACTTGGTTTCACCAAGTTCCGTAGGTAGTTGTACTACCGTCCAAAACACCAAAGGAGTGATGCCTAATGTCGTTTGCCGATCCGCAGTCTGTCACCTTCCCAG